AACTCAAGATGCAGCTGCTAACAATGAGTTCTTTACTACACAGGCAGATAGTATCATAGATTTCTCAGAAGTCAATCCGTTTAGTGAAGTGGATAGGTATTAATGTTTGGAGCTCAATACTACAATCAGATAGTTCGTAAATATATTATTGGATTTGGAAACTTATTCAATGATATTGTTGTACAAAGACTTAACTCAGCAGGAGCTCGAGTTCAATCAATTGCCGTTCCTGTTGCATATGGGCCAAAAGAAAAGTTTCTTGTTCGCCTTGCACAAGACTCTAATCTTGAAAAAGAAGTTATGGTTCAACTTCCTCGTATGGGATTTGAAATCACAGGAATGTCATATGCTGGACAGAGAAAACTTTCTTCAACAATAAAAAATGCAAACTATGATACATCTGACAGTAATCGTTTAAGAACACAGTTTGTTCCAGTTCCTTATGACATACAAATTCTTCTTTCTATCTTTGTAAAAAATGCAGATGATGGAACACAGATACTTGAACAAATCGTTCCTTATTTTAGACCAGAGTTCACAACAAATATAAAGCTAGTTCCAAGTATGAATATTACTATGGATACTCCTGTTGTTCTTAACTCTATAAACATAGAAGACACGTATGAGGGAGACTTTCTTACAAGAAGAGCATTGATATGGAATCTTGACTTTACCATACAGGGATATTTCTTTGGGCCTGTTTCTACTACAGGTGTTATCAAGAGAACACAAGTTGACTTTCATGCAAATAACATTGTTGGTTCTGCAAGAAACTCAAGACTTGTTATTGTGCCTGGCCAATTGGCAAATGGTGATGTTACATCAAACAGTTCTGTATCAGTACATAGAAATACTATCTCTTCAAATAGTGACTTTGGGTTTGCACAGAATTTATTCTTCTTTACAGATGGATTTACATACGATCCAAAAACAGGAAGTGACTCAGATTAATGTCTAAAGGAAATATGGAAAATAAATTTGAAAAGATATTTGACCTTCCTGATAGTAAGGCTCTTGTCGAAATTATTAATGAATCAAAACCGCCAAAGAAAGAAATGTCAGATACACTACAAGATGACTATGATTATGCTCGTGGTAATCTAAGAAGTATCATTGACAATGGAGAGAACGTATTGCAATCTCTTATAAATATTGCACAGGTAAGTGAACATCCAAGAGCTTTCGAAGTGGTCAGTCAATTAATGAAAACAATGATTGATGCAAACAAAGACCTTATCTCACTTCAGAAACAAGTTAAAGATATAAAAGAAGACAAGTCAAAACAACCAACTCCTCAGAATGTTACAAATGCAATGTTCGTAGGAAATACAAAAGACCTTCAAAAAATGTTAAAAGAAATGTGAGGAACATATGTTAGAACCATTTAAGAACTTAGTCGGAATCTTTTTTGCACTATCTGTTACTGTAGCAGTAATGTCAACACAATATGTCTATGCTTATAGTGAAGACCCATATATCTATGCTTCTGTAGAAGAAGAAAGACTATTCGAATGGGAAGTTACAAGAGTCATTGATGGGGATACTGTTGGTATTCGTGTTGAATGGGGGCCCTTAGAATTAAGAAAACTAAGTATTCGTATTCGTGGTATTGATACTCCCGAAAAAGGATATCGTGCAAAATGTGCATATGAGAAAGAACAGGGTAAAATTGCCACTCAATTTGTAACAGACGTAATTGCCGATGCAGCTGCTACTAATACTCCTATTACTTTCGGAGATGTTTCTTGGGGAAAGTATGGTGGAAGAATTATTGCTGATATGTATGTGGGAACAGAAAACTATTCTGACTTAATACTAGCTGCAGGATTAGCTAAAAGGTATGATGGAGGAACTAAGTCATCATTTTGTGATTAGTATATGTCTTTGCAGGGTACAAGCTAACTTATATACTATATAAAAATATTTGTCAAGTGTTTTTTTAAAAAATGTCAGAAAACTATTTAAATAATAAGAATTTGAAAAGTGCAAGTGTTCCTGTTGAATATACAAAGGAACAATTGGCCGAATATGTCAAATGTGCTAGAAATCCAGAACATTTTATAGAAGAATATGTTAAGATTATTAATGTTGACAAAGGACTTGTACCTTTTAATATGTACGACTATCAGAGAGAGATGGTCAATCAGTTTCATAATAACCGATTCGTTATTTGTAAACTTCCAAGACAGGCTGGTAAATCCGTAACAGTTACAGGATATCTTCTATGGGTTGTTCTCTTTAATGACTCTCAGAGTGTTGCTATTCTTGCAAATAAAGAAAGACTTGCTATTGAACTTCTTGGAAAGATACGACTTGCATACGAGTATCTTCCGAAATGGTTACAACAAGGAGTACTTGAGTGGAACAAGGGAAGTATTCTTCTTGAGAATCAAAGTAAGATTGTAGCAGCTGCAACATCATCAAGTGCTATTCGTGGTGGGTCTTATAATATAGTCTTTCTTGATGAGTTTGCCTTTATTGGAGACAATATTGCACAAGAGTTCTTTGCATCTGTATATCCAACAATATCTTCTGGTACATCAACAAAGATATTTGTAGTATCCACACCAAAGGGAATGAATCACTTTTACAAGTTGTATTCTGACGCCACAGAGAGAAAAAACGAGTATATACCGATTGAAGTACACTGGTCAGATATTCCAGGCCGAGATGAGGATTGGAAAGAACAGACAATTGCAAATACAAGTGAAGAACAGTTTCGTCAAGAGTTTGAGTGTGAGTTTATTGGAAGCTCAGATACTTTAATATCTCCAACAAAGTTAAGAAACATACCTTTTAAAAATCCAATCTACTCTAACGAGAATATACAAATTTACGAAGAACCACAGAAATTACATGAATATTGTATAGTTGTTGACGTTGCAAGAGGAAATATGGGAGACTATTCTGCCTTTGTAATATTTGACATTACAGAGATTCCTTATAGGGTTGTTGGTAAATACAAGAATAACAAAATATCTCCTTTACTTTTTCCAGAAATTATATATAATACTGCAAAGTCTTACAATGAAGCTTATGTTCTTGTTGAGATAAATGATATCGGTGGTCAAGTCGCAGATATCCTTCATAGTGACCTTGAGTATGACAATCTTTTGATGTCAAGTATCAAGGGTAGAGCTGGACAGAAGATAGGTAGTGGATTTGGTACGAATGTTGTTAAAGGAGTACGAACAACAAAACAAGTGAAAAGTATAGGTTGTTCGAATCTCAAGGATATGATCGAGTCAGACAAGTTAATTGTCAATGATTTCGATATACTTACCGAGCTTTCTAATTTTGTATCGAAAAAAAGTTCCTTCGAAGCAGACGGAGGGCATGACGATCTTGTTATGTGTCTTGTTTTATTCTGTTGGCTTGCAAAACAAGATTATTTTAAAGACTTAACCAATACCGACTTCAGAACCCAGTTTCTTGCAGAAAAAAATAAGTATATTGAGGACAATGTTCTTCCTTTTGGGTTTATAGATGACGGAATAGAGTCTGAAGTTAAAACAGTTTCGGATGACGCAGATTGGTTAAAGTTGTGATATTATAAATAATAAAAATTAGAATAAATAATTGTCTTTTTTATTAAGGAGAAATAACAGATGGCCCTACAAGTATCGCCAGGCATTAATGTAAGTGAGATTGATCTTACGACAGTTGTGCCAACAGTTTCTACCACTACAGGTGGAATAGCTGGACATTTTCAATGGGGGCCTGTCTTTCAACCAATATTGATTTCTGATGAGAATCAGTTAGTTCAGACATTCAGCACTCCAAATACAAACACATTCGTAGATTTTTTCACATCTGCAAATTTTCTTAATTATGGAAATCAACTTTTTATGGTTGGTGTTAAAAATACAACTCCAGATGTTACAGGAGCATCAGGTAATACTGGCGGTATGAACGCTACTTCGAATACTAATCCTGTAGTTTATAGTCTAATTAAAAATTCAGATGATTATGAAGAAAACTACTCTGATGGAGAGTTTAATGAAAGTGGAACATGGGCTGCAAAATATCCTGGCGCATTAGGAAACTCTTTAAGAGTATCAGTTTGTTCTAAAACAGATCAATTTCAATCTACAACTACTGCAAACGTCACACTTACTGCGAACAGTACAACAGTTACTTTTGTGTCTGGTTCAACTGCACAAGTAATAGCGGGTGATATTCTATTACTTGGTGTAGATCAAGAAGAGAGACAAGTTTCCTCAATCACAAATTCAACTGTACTTGTACTTACAAGTGCATACACAGGTAACACTACAAGTGGATTTAGTAGTGCAGCTTCTTATAGAGTGGCAGCTCAAAACCCAATAAGACGTTGGGAATATGCAAGTTTCTTTAAGAAGGCTCCAAGCACTACCCTTTATGCAAATACTAGAGGTGGTACTAGTGATGAACTTCATATCGTTATAGATGATGAAGATGGACAAATTACAGGTACAAGAGGGCGGATAATTGAAACTTATGAAGGTCTTTCAGCTGCATTTGATGCAAAGGGTGATGACGGAAGAACAATTTTCTATAAAGATGCCATCAATAATAGGTCACAATGGATTTGGTGGTTAACGCATCTATCAGGAACTACAAACTTTGGTGGGGCTGCAAGTTCAACCTTTGCTACTGCGAGTAACTTACCTGATGCCAAAAGTTTGGTTCAAGGTCGTGATGGAAATCTTCCTACAGACGCACACTATAATACAGCAATTAATGAGTTTAATGATAAGTCAAAGATAGATGTATCATTGTTACTTGGTGCTGGTGCAAGTCAAGCAAGAGCTCTTCATCTTATAAACAATATTGCAGAGGTTCGTAAGGACTGTGTTGTTTGTTTAACTCCTCCATCAGCAATGGTTGTTGGTAATGACGGCACTGTATCAAAAACAATGGATGCAGTTATTGCCTTTAGAAACACACTTCCATCAACTTCTTATGCAATTATGGATAGTTCGTACAAACTTCAATATGACAGA